ATTTAGCATATACGAATTTTCTACCACCCGGTACAATTACTTCATCGCCCACATTGTAAACAGGGTCTTTTACGAGAGATGTCTCGTATATAAAATCCCAATTTCCATTTGCATCAGCCACAAAGCCAATATCACCAGGAGTAACTTGTTTGTTTATACCTTTAGTACTCATTTGCATTTCTCCTTATGCACTCTTGTGAAGGACAAAACCGCATGTTCTACGATTCAAACACAGGTTATTGTGTGCCCCATCAAGATAAACAGTATAAGTAGTGTGCTGACCCCTGCTGACCATAGGCTCTTTTTCTTCCATCCAGTAGCCATCGTGTACAACAGGCACAAACTTTGAAAAGTCCACACAATAAACTGGTGTATAAGAAGCACCGTTCAACTGCGGGATTGCAACGACTGGTAATCTGTTGACAGTAACAAGACCTGCATCATCAACACGGAGATTACCAAGAACATCCTTGCCCGTGTGATTGTCGTCTTTAAGGTCTGCCAAATTCATCAACTCTGCAACTGTGTCAAAGTCGGTGTAAATTCTCTTGGCAGCATTTCTCTTTTGAGACGGGTCATTTACAAACAACGGTGCTTTGAAGTTTGTGTACATGAATGCAAGTCTGAAAGATTTCAGAAAAGCATTATCAATCGCTGTGTAAACAGCAGCGTAGTTTCTCCACTTTTCCTCATTAGCCGCATCAATATTGGCACATACAGTACCAGTTGTAGCGTCCTGATAAGTAATAGTAGCACCAACAAAACCAGCAGTGGCATTTACAGAACCAGCAGCATTTTTAACTGGCAGATAGTAAGGAACGCCATACGGATAAAGGTCATCTGTGGCATTGGTTGGAGTCTTCCACGCTCGGTCTTCAATTAAGTTAGCCAAAGACCACAGGCCATCAGTTCTACGAACCTTCATCAGGTTAATAAAACCCTTCGCTGAATTTTTCTGTTGTAACAGTTCAAATTCATCCCAAGAATAATTTGTGCCCACTAAGGCCCAGGGAACCTTAACAGTGTGCATGACCTGATTTACCTGCGGGTTATCAGTGTCATAAACCCTGCGATAATGTGCATTACCGCTCTCGTCCAGCATGACTTTTCTCTCGATTTGAGTACCACCGTCTATCACCATTCTTTCCTGCTGATAGATACGGCAAAACTCATAATCTTGGTTATCCCAACCTACTTCAAATTCCTGTTTTGGCAGGTCATTCAATGTAGTGGAGATTAAGTCAAGCAACTGTGATTGTTTGATAGCCATATTTTATCTCCTATTTCTTAAATGTAACGGCAAGCCTTGCAGCCACTTTCTTTTCCAAGTCTTCCGGCTTTGTTACTTTGTCCAATTTCACGGGTGTTGCATTTTTAGGCTGCAACGTTTTTGTACGACTCTTTACTTGTTTCTTAATTCCGTCCTTGATAGCTTTTTCTAACACATCTTTGCTAATAGACAAATGTGCCCTGTTCATGGCTTCATCAACTGTTATATTTTTGCCAAGAGCCAAAGCACCATGACAAATCTGGTCCGCTAACGTAATCACATCCCATCTATGCTGTTGCTGTTCAATGGTCAACTTATCCCAAGAATTTTCTCCCTTTGATGTACCACCATAAAAATCACCGTAGATTTTCATGTCGTCACCAGAGAAAAATGAGTTAAGTTGTGAGCGAAGGTTATCTTCCGCTCTAACTTGTGCCACAGCTTCTTCTTTACTCAAACGAGGTTTTCCTTCAACATTTGGTTTTACCTCACCAAGTCTGCTTTGTAAACTTTCATTTTGAGTAATCAGTGCTTCTATGACTCCTACTATTGGGTCGTCCCCATATTCATCTTTCAACTTCTTAATGTCTATCTTAGAAGTTGTCGCAGGTTTTTCTTCTGCCGGTTTAACAGGGTCAACATTTGGTTTTTGTGCAGAAATTTTATTTCTTCCAAGTTCCGCAAATTCAGAAGATAGACGGTTCATGGAATCATACAATTTTTTGCACGTCTTTAACGCAAGTTCGGGGTCTTTCTTTTCAAGGGCTGTTATTTCTTCACGGGTCCATTCAGAGTGGATAGCTGCTCTAATATACGGTTCAGGTATAGAGGTCTTAATTTCCGGGGTAGGCTCGTCACCTGCCGGAGTTTTTTTTCCATCACCATCTTCATCACCATCTTCATCGCCATCTTCATCGCCTGTCGGTTCGTCTTCATCCGTTTCCAGGGTAGGGTCATCGTCAGAATCATCTTCAACTGTCGTGTCAGTCACGTCTTCTATAACTTCTTCCGAGGTAGTTTTAGTTGATTCATCTTCTTTACCTGCTGGCTCGTCATCCGAGGTAGGCTCACTCTCTACTTCAATACCAAAGGCTTTTGCAAGCCTTGTTTCTGTCTTATCATTAAGTTCATCTTCCGCAGCAATTCTTTCAGCTTCATCTACAATAATTTTTTCTGCTGGAGTAAGTCCCAGGTCTTTCTGTTCCACTTCACCAACTGCTTGTTTTAATTCTTCTTTACTCATTTATTTCCTTTCGATTAAAGGGTAAGGTCGTGTAAAACGCTTACACGGCGTTGCTTATCAGGAAAAACACTTATAAATTATTTATTTTTCTTACCTTTTGAGGACATTTCAGCAAAACGCTTTTTGCCATATTTTTTTCTACCTACTGCTGCGGCTACGGCTGCTGGATTTGAAGCACCACCAGCTTTAGCTACTTTCATCAACGCCTCAAATCTTTTACCTTCACCTGGTTTACTCGTATCAACCGCTTTTTTATAGTCAGTTTTAGCAGATTTTAAACTCATTTCTGTACCGCTCCTGTATAATATTTTCTTGTATTGTGTGGTCTTTGCGGATGTTTAACGAATCCACAAGCCTTTAGATAGCTGTCATGGGTTTTAAAATCCCCAAACGTAGGACAAAAGCACCCATCTTTTTTTGTCAGTTTAACATTGGGGAATAATTTTTTATGTTCTGCTACTTGGCTTGAACTTATAGCCATACTTTCTGATACTAATTCTTTTGAATAAGTACCATCACCGAACATATTAGCACCGCTCAAATCCCAATACATTTCATTGCCACAGTTGGGACATTTATGTACAGTAGTCACTGCATCCTGTACCCTACTTTCACATTTTTCACATATAAAAGTATGAATAGCCATTAAAAAGTTTCCTTCAATTTCTTGGATACTTTATTTTCAACAGCAGCATCAGCAGCCGCTTGTGCCTGTTTAACTAATTCTTTCTGTGCGAGTGGAAATAATTTTTTATCGTTTCTAATTTCTTCTGCACGTATCAGAGTTCTTGCTGCATCCTCTATCTGATATTCTGAAAAACCATTTATCTTTTTTTCGCTACTTGCCATACACATTAGTAAACCCCTTCATTTTGGCTTTGTGCTTCTGCCGCAGTTTCTTGTGACATCATATTCGCTTGTTCCTGTTCTCCAGGAACATTTCTTTGCATAGGATTGCCCTGATTCTGCATGAATCCAGCCATAGACCCTGCTTTTCCTGCATTCTGCGGCCCCATAGCAGACATTATCTGTAACCGTGTTAGGAAATCAGGGTCATCAAACATACCACCAATCCAATCTCCTATTCCCATTTCTTCCGCTACAGTAGTTAAATAACCTTCGAGATTAAACGGTCTTCCCATTGACATCATAAGTTGGGCCGCTTGTACAGCAGACGGAAGAACATTTATACAGAACTCACGTATATTACGTAGTCTAATCATTGGGTCAACCTTTGACATAGACCTTTGAACAATATCAAAAGTATATTCTAAGAAATCTCCCTGACGTTGTTCTGGTGTCAAAAATACCTGTTGATATTCATTACCTGTAGTTCTCTTTGGAAGCGGTAACTCAATAAACGGGTCGGTATGAAGATACCACGCAAACTTTTTATTCACTTCTGCTGTTTGGTCATAAAGAATTTGCCTTGCATCTTCTACACCTATACCAGCATTAGCTTGTAATATTTGAGAACGAGTGGCAGTTTCCGATGTTCCTTTCGTTCCTGGCGACATACCTCCGCTAATTAAATCAGGATTGCCACTCATATAATTATACCAAACCTGTAAGTGCTGCAACATTACTTCGTTGTTTTGGTTCTGTCCACCAAATGACACTACCTTAACGCCATTAGGGTCTGACGTAGCTCGTGCGTCCCCATCTTCTGCATCTAATATTTCCTGGGCCTCGTCAGCTTGAGATGGATTATACATTAGAATATCTCTCTGCCTATCTGATTGGTCCATTATTTTTGACAGTGTTCTATTAGCCATCTTGTGTAAATCAAACCAGATACCAACAGGAGCTACAGGAAACGGATTGTTGGGAACGGGAGGGGTAAATGACAAGTGAATATAAGGTCCTTCTTTTGGTCCTTCGTAGTCCATCAGTCCAACGTATTTATCAATCGTAGTTTGATATGGGTCTGGAATGGTTACTATTGCATCAATCTCTGGCATCCACAGTTCAACTACATCAACATAATCTTGCATCTCAAGAATTTCTTGCACACTTGCGTATCTTTTAGTCAGGTCAGAAATTCTATCAGCACGAATATCGGTAGATGAAGACGGCAACTGTTTAACTACATCGTGATTGTAACCTTCTGTGTCAAGTAGAATCTGTCGTGGGGCCATAGTTCTATGACCCTGGAATAAAGATGTATCCACTGATTTACAAATTGGGTCGATTACAAAATCATCTAAACTTATAATAGAACAGTACAACATTCCTGGGTCAATGTTTGCGTCTCCAAACTGTAACATCTGTCCTTTAGCAGCCAGTCCGACTTTTAAAATTCCCCAACCAAACAAAGCATTAACTACCCAGGCCCTTATAATTTTTTTGAGTTTTAACTGTTCGTCTATGAAGTTTAAACCGAGTGAAAGTAATTCTGCATACTGACGATGGGCAAGTATGGGAGTTGTAACTTTATTTACTGGATTCTGCATAACAAGATTAGGAACCATAGTCTTAATATTGTGGAACATCAAGTTCAACGGTTCTTCACCAGTTAATCCGTATTCGTCTCTATAATACGCTCCTACATATTCTTTTATAAACATGGCTGTAGCCGCTCTATAATGAGCCATTCTTTCATAGCCTTGTTTAACTACGTTTTGTAACTTACTTGGAGTTATTAAATCAGCCATTAATTAATGCTCCCCGTGAAGTCAAATTTTTGTCTCCACGATTTGGGTCGTCTCTTTTTATTATGTTTATCTATAATTTGTTTCAACCTATGACCTGCTGAATTTTCAGGAATGGCAGTGTCATCAACCCTTGTTCCTCTTGGAATATCAGAATCATCAAGAGTTAGAGCATCAGCCATAACAATATCACCGTGAGTTTTTCTCGCTGATTCACTTTCCTCGATTAAATAAGCAGGGCCTATTCCACCACTATTAAAATGGATATAAATTTTTGCTTCGTTTAAACCCTCTATGGAATGGTTTACATATCCACCAATAGCGAGTATCCTGTCATAAAGTGACAGTAACTCCCATTTTGATTGCCTGCTATTGTGCCAACCATAACTGTCAGATTTTTCATCCGTTATTTTACCCGTAGGAATATTGCGATAATAATATGGATACTTGAACTGTTTTACCACAATCCTACCAAAATCCCACCCTGGCCCGTTCATCTCCCATTTTAGGAGTGGCAGGCCAGCAGGTTTTCTTCCACCACACCATATAGCTAATGCCATTACAACATAAGCCATTTCATAAGGTGGAGTATTTGCATCTTTCCATTCAGCTATTTTTTCTTTGGTCTCTTTACACTTTATTGATACCACAGAATTTGAGGCACTTTGACCTTTTCCCAAATCAATACCAAAAATATAAGATTTAGATTGGTCTGGCCTATTGAAAATCAAATTAGTCCAAACTCTTAATTTTCCATCCGCACACCTATTATAAACTATGGCGTTCAAATCTTTTCTTTTAACCACTGAACCAATAGCGTCTTTAGCTACGCTTGGTTTCATATTTATATTCCATCTGGTAAGTGGTTCTTTGCCATACATAGCAATATGTTTATCAATATTTTGTGATGTAAAAAATAAGTCTCCAGATTCGATGTCTTGTCTATCAATTTCTGTAGCTATTTGTTTTGGAGAACGAACTGTTAATTCATAATCACGATATGGAGAACTTATTTCGTATTTACCATCACCCAAATCTTTAACATAACGACCAGAACCTTTTTCTGGATGTTCCCAAAACGGCATGACAAAAACTTTTGTCTTACCACTATTTTTAATTCTACTATATGCTGTACCTGGGCCACCAACCGTTGAATTTATGATACGCATTAAACACGCATCACGAGAAGCCGTATCCATAGCTTCTCCTTCTTCACAGGCAGCAAATTCATCCAATAGACCAACCAAACGTCTATCACCTCTTGCGGCTTTAGGAGTTGTAGATTCGCCATCAATACAACTTCCATTGTGAATATTCTTCATGTGTTTCTTAGTTCTATTAGTTTCATCAGGTAAACAACCTTCTGGACGCATCCAGTCAGGAAGCCACGAATTTATGTAGTCGTGTTTCTGAAACAGAGCCTTCATGTTGCCGGGCCAATCAACGTATTCTACAGTTCTTGACAACTCAAGAAGCTGTGCATCAGGTCTGAATAACCAAAGCCAATGGATAAATGTTAGGCAACACCAACTTGCACCCATATCACGAGATTTATCAATTAAAATATCTTTGGCGTTTTTTAAGCACCACTCAAAAGTTAATTGCAATTCATCCTGAATTTCCCACGTAACAAATGGGACGTGAGGATGGGCACAGTCTTTTCTTTCACCTGTTTTTTGGTCAGTCTCAAATTGTCTATACGTCCAGGCAAAGCCATTAATCCAGAAAAGTTGTGACGCTTTACAAGCAGCCATCAAATCTTTCTGTAGTATGGGGTCACTTTCTGCATTACGTAAAAGATTAGCACGCCACTCTATGTTTTCCTGTGGAAACTTCGGAACCACTAATCCAGTATTAGGGCATTTCCAGTACCTTCTGTTTGAAGGAAATGGTTCTTTAAGTACAGGTTTTAAAATGTCACTGGTTTGTATCATCTTCTGACTTTATATTTCCAGCTTTAGATATTCTATCTTTTGCCTGGTCGTCAACTCTATCAGCAATATTTCTTTTTGATGTATCATTAAATGCTAACGGGGCACGGCCTTCTATTCTTTCAAACAGAATAGCCATAAGTCCCCGGTCTGGAGCGTGAACTATTTCTTCTCTCGCCCCGCCTTTTCCTATAATAGTTTCTTTAAAACCTAAAGCAGACTTCCACATCTTACGAGCAAGGGCTTCTGCTTTAGACATAATAACTTCTTGCCCTTCCTCATTCTTTTCAAGTTCCGTAATTTCCGCAGCAATTTGACGTAGATACTTCGTCAACATTAAACCTGCTGCTGTCTTTGCTCCATGTTCTGATTTTTCTTTAGCCATTATTTACTCGAAGCAAATTTATGAAGTTCTTCACGA